GAGACCTCTTACTTACGCTAGCGATACTGGATATGCGTTTAACATGGGAGACCAAGTAAGACTCGTTCCAACCACTATCGACCAAGTTCAGAGATTATGGTCTATCTTGGCAGTAACTGGTTTCACCACCGTAGGAAATGTTGAAACTTCTGATCGTGGAACTCGTCTTCAATTGGCGACTAATACAGTTGGATCTGTCGGATCAATTCAAATCGTAGGTGGAAGTGGTAACGAGTATACTGTCCCAGTTCTTACTTCTGGTGAGTTACTTGGCAATAATGCAATGATTTTCTCTGCAAATAGTATTGCAAGTCAAGCTGTAGCGAGCGATCAATGGTTCAGAGTTGCAGCTCAAAATTATCAAAATAAAAATGTAGGTTTTGGCGCTAACACAAGCGTTACCGTATTAAGCAATACTCCTATTAGCGGTCAATCTACAGTTATCCTAGAAAACCAAACAGCTGGGCAGCTTTATTTTGGCAGCCCAAGAAATTTCGTGAGAGTTTCTGGCGATACCTTCAGAATTGAAAAGCAAGGTGCTCTTGCCTGTTTAAGCTGGAATGGCGTAGGATCTTCTCCTAACTTTAGCACAAATCTTAACTTTAATGATTCTGCTGGCTGGACCCTAAACGTGGATTCTGGTGGAACTTATAGTGTTGCTACTGGAAACACAAATTTCGCAGCGCTTTCAATCGGAGATTTAATTAACGTTACTGGCGCTGCTAATGCAGGAAATAATGGATCTTTCTTCGTAGAAGGCGTAACAGGAACTTCTTTTAAAGTATCAAATCCAAATGTTGTACCTGAAACCGGCACCACAATTGCTGCGGGTGCATTTACCTCAACCTCTTCTGTTTCCGAAGGCGATACTGTAATCCTAGATTCTCCTTTCTCTCCTCTCAATCAAGGAACGTATCGTGTAATCAGAATGTTTAACAATAGTATCTGGTATGAGAACAGCAATGCAATCGAAGAAGAGATCTTCTGCGCTGCAAATACAATCTCTACTGGTTACGATACAAGTTCTGTTTTTAATGTAGTGGCTTCTTCTGGAACCCAAACCCTCGTATGGACCGGTACCGGAACTTCTCCTAATTTACAAAACGTATTACCAGGGGATATCGTTACTTTTGGATCAGGTTTTACATCTGCTAACCAAGGTAGTTTCATGGCCACCAAATCTGGACCTTCACAAGTTCAAATTGCCCAATTCACTATGCCAGCAGGAAGCACTTTCGCATCGTCTGGTGCTGCTGATTACTTCGAACTTTACAATGGTGGCAATGCAAATCAATACTATGTATGGTTCAATGTTTCTGGTGGCAGCAATACCGATCCAGCTCCAGTCGGCTTCACTGGTATCGAAGTAACTATCAATTCTTCTGATTCTTCTGCAACCGTAGCGAATGAGTTGTACAATGCCCTTAACGGACATTTGACAGCAATCAACGTTTCTGTTTCGTCTAATGTTGTTACTGCTACCTGTACTGTTGCTGCAGCAACAAACATTCCTGTGAATGTGTCTATGCCAGCCGCTTTCGGCTTCGTTGTCACTCAATCTGGTCAAAGATCATTCTTAAGCGTAATTAATCCAGCTGCAGTAAATCAATCTGGACTTTCAGCCGTTACATTCTCTGTAAATAGACCTCAAATCGAATTTTTCCAATACGATGCGACTGTTCCTGGTGACAAATTAGTTATCAATGGATCAGTTTTGGGCGCAGGAAATGCCGGAACCTATCAGATCTTCGAGGTTCTTAGTCCAACTACTGCAATTATTACCGGCGTTGTTTCTCAGCAATACAACACTAACCTTTCTACTAATTCAGTTTCTTTATCTGTCCAAGAAGGACATGCCTATACTGGATATAAACAAGTTAAATTTGTTGCTGCACAACCTGGAACAACTAACTTTAATAATATCGTGTTTAATACTTCTGCTCAATTCGATAAGATCAACTTGTCTGGCAATGTAGGACTTACTTCTTTAGGTAAGTTGAATTTCCCTACCACTTTTAGAAGTGGTATCGACAGCTATAATTACGATATCGGCTTGATCGGTGAAGCAAATAGAGTTATTTACGGAGATCCAAGAGATTCCATCACTTATCCTGGAGTGAACGCTGCCGGAACAGATATCTTTATTAGAGAGCCACTCCTGAAACGTATTCAGATCGCTCTTGCTATTAGAACCAACATCGGCGTATCTTTTGCTCAAATTACATCTCAAATTCAATCTACCGTATATGCTTTGATTCAGTCAAACCCACTTGGACAAAGTATCGACCTGTCTTCTATTGTTGAAGCCGTAAGAGCAATTCCGGGCGTTACTTCTGTAGTAATTACAAATCCTGCTTACTCAGTTGCTTCAGACGAAATTCAACTGGTAACTGGTGAAAAAGCTTTCATCGCAAATCAAATTTCTGATATTTCGGTTTCTTTGATAGGTTCATAATATGGCAGTAACGACACAAGCACAAGAATACAAAAGACTTCGCAGCTATCTCAATCCGATGTTTAAGGGCCCAAAAGTCGATGCCGTATTAAATGCGTTGGCCACCAATTCCGCCTATCTAGTAAATAACATTCAGGCAGTAAATGACAGTCTTTATGTAGCAACTGCGCAAGGCGAATACTTAGATCTAGTTTTATCTAACTACGGTATCGTCAGAGATCCTACTATTGGTCTTAGCGATGATGTTTTTAGGACCATCGGTATTCAGGTTAAAAACAGAAAGCAAGTTAGGGACTTAATCAATAAGATTCTAGACGCTATTTTTGGTGATCAGTTCGTAAAAACAACCAGTAATTCTCAGAATTTTGAGCCATACGCACTTCAAGATGGCGATACGCTCATGATTAATTTTGACGGTACTGGAACTCATACAGTTACCTTTTCTACTAGTCAATTTACTAGCATTGCAGCAGCAACCGCACAAGAAGTTGCTAACGCCATTTCAATCGGACTTAGCAATCTAGGGGTCTCTGGAAGTGCGATTCTTAATAATGATGGTAATGGAAATTACGTTCAATTAATCAGCAGCACAATTGGTGCGTCATCTTCCATTACTGTTTATGGCGGTCGAGCACAGAACGTTCTTTTGTTCCCATCAACTGTTCCGACTGCAGGCAACTTTTCTACCCAGTGGACTATTTCTCAGCAACCAGGCGGTAACTTAAGGTATACTTGGTCTGGAGGAGCAGATCCAGGACTAGGGGATGTAGAAGCAGGCCAATACGTAAATATTTATGGCGGTGGGTTTACTTCTTCTAATAACGAAGGAACCTATACTATTGTATCCGCTCAAGGTGGTGCAATTAACTCTTCATATTTTGAAATCTATAGTCCAACCGGAGTTCCTGGAATTATTGTTCAGGGTACAGATTCTGCCGTACAGTTTTTTGCGCCAATCAGAGAAAATATTTTAAGCAAATCATATTACGCAGCTGTTTATCAGACCGAAGCCAATATTTTACAGATCTTTGTTCCAGCAACTACCCAAGTCATTCAAAGAACTAGGATCGGATCTGCACATTTACACGGTATCTCTGAGGCACCGCAAACACAATTAATTTTCGAGGCTGCAAGTAATTTCAATGCTTCTGGAGCTGGAAGCTATTATCTTATTAATGATTTGGGAAACGCCTATCAGTATTATGTTTGGTTTAATTTCGGCAGCAACACTGATCCAGCAATTCCAGCATATACTCCTATCGAAGTAAACGTTAGCTCTGGCGATAGCGCAAATACTGTGGCTCAAAAAGCGTACAATGCTATTGTTGCTGCGATTCCTACTCTTACTCTTTCTATCTCAACCAACATCATTACATTAATTTCAGAAACCGTCTCGACAGTTGCGGATAATGGCCCGTCGCAAGCAACTACGCTTGGACCGTACATTTATGACACAAGTCAGGGCTTTACTATTGGTGGAGCATCAACTACTTTGACTTCTGCGGTAAACGGTGAAACTGGACAGATTATCAATGTTGCTAGTTCTGTTGGATTCCCAAATACTACTGGGTATTTAATCATTAATTATGGATGCGAAGATCAAGAGGGTCCAATTCCATACATTGCAGCCCCTTCAAGTGGAACCCTTCTTATTAGTCCGGCATATTTTATTCAACAGGCACATGCGGCAGGAGCGTCAGTTCTTTTGGTTGCCGACAAGAGCCCAATTGTACTTCCGACAGATGGAAGTGCCTACCAACCGTATTTAACCGATACAGCTAGTGGTCGCGTATATGCACAAAATTTAATTGATACTGTTGTGGCTGCCGGGGTCACAGTAGTCTATACTATTCTTTACCCGAATGACATTGGATTAGGAAAATGGGGAACGCCTTTTTCAGAAGTAGCTTACGTCTACGGACCTTAAGGAAAATTTATGCCATCAGCAAATCAAAAAAGTATAATTTTATCGGGAGCGCTGGTTAGATTGTATGTAAACAATCAAATCTATAAAGTTGCTCAAGATGTAAGGTTAGAGCTTGATACCGGCGAATATGCCATCTATGGTATCAACTCCCCTTATCCTCAAGAACTAGCCGGTGGCGGACAAGTTGCCATTAGAGGCTCAGTGCGAGGATTAAGGGTACAGCAGTCTGGCGGCGTTCAAGGACAAAACTTGAGACCCCTATTTTCTGATTTAGCTGCATCAAACTATGTCTCTTTAAGACTAGAAGATAGATCTACAGGCGAGACTATCTGGAGTGTTCCCAAAGCCAAGATCACAAAAGTTAGTGACGCGGCAATGATAAAAGCTACCTACAAAGTCAGCTTCGATTTTATGGGACAAGTTCTTTTCTGGCCTCTTGATCTTGCGTAATACTGCTTTTTAGCAATTTATTCAACATCATTCGATATGCATGAAATGTATTTAGCGCATCTAAATCAGCGCGGTGGGCGGGTCCTTGAAATTTAACGCCTATTTTATTGCATGCATTTTTTAATCCACCTTGAATTTGGAGTCCATTGGCAAATCTCCAAGAAACAAATAAGGTCTTAGCATCAATCCAACGACGACCAAAGCACCACCTTTTGTCTTCTTGGTCCATTCCCAATTGGTCTAAAAGTTCTTTGCTATCGCCTCCGCCCCACGTAATAGTGTTAGTAAAGGATTTGTGCCTTAAATGCATCTCTCTTAATACTAAATAGGCTTCTTCTAAAGTCACTCCGTTATTTACATCTTCTTGAGTAATTCCTGTAAGGTTAATAATGAATTCAGTAAGTTGTTCTTTTGGATTTACAATAATAGAAAGCTTTTCTAGAATTTCACCAGTAACGATATTTCCTACAACAGCGCCAATTTGTATAATTTTTTTTGAAGGCTGTGCCATCTCCAAGTCTAAAGAGGTGAAGATTTCAATTGGTTTATTTTCTTTGTTCATTTAAGATCGTCCTAATCACTTCTTCTACAGATATCGGTCTCATATTATTTACATCGACTCCCACATTGATCATAAGAGATCCATTAGGAGTTATCTTGGTCTTCCAGGCTCCGTGAACGTGCCCGTGCAGAAGAATATGTCCCCTATCTACAGGCCTAAAGGATGGATACCGTTGATCAAAATCTGGATTTGGGTCATAATAGGGCAGATGACTAAGGAGAACCTGTTTATTGTCAATTATCATCGTATCTTCCAACTTGATAGATAGGAATCCGGCATCAAAGTATATTTTACGGAATTTCTGAAGTTTTTCTGGGTTCTTAGCATGTAAGGGGTGACAATGATCGTGATTTCCCGCAATAAGATGGTGTTGACCGTTAAGTTTTGACAAAATCAAACTAGGAGCGGTCTTGTTAAGAGAAAAATCCCCAAGATGATAGACCGTATCTTCTGATTTAACCACAGAATTGTGACGTAAAATTATTTCTTCATTCATTTCCTCAATTGTAGAAAACGGACGATTACAATATTTTATTACGTTGTTGTGAAAAAAATGTTCATCACTGGTAAACCAAATCATATGCTATCTCCTTCCGCTAAGAATGCTACTTACATAACTATCGGATATTCCCAATTTTTTAGCAATATCCTTTTGGGGCAAACCTTTATTTTTTAGGGTTTTTATTTCAGCCTTAATACGTTTAGCGGTTTCGTATCGACTCTCCGGTAACGATAAATCTATTTTATTCCATTTCCTGTCTAAAATCGGCAATTTTAATTTAATTGCCTTTTTTTTCAAAAAATTAAGGATCTTCCTATCAGAAAAATACGTTTCTACATACCCACAACTATTTATGTGGGTTGTCCATTTATCCCTATGTTTTTCTATTTTTGATTCTACGTAAACCTGTTTTTCGAAAAATAAATAATTATTAATCCAAGAAGAATGCCCCTTTATAGTAAGAACGCAATCCTTTCTGCCTGTCTGTTTTTTTATGCATCCATCCCCATCAATAAAGCCACACAAAAAAGATAAAAATAAATCACCCGCTAACCAATCTATTTTAGGGGGAGTGGTTGTCTTATTGGCGCTAAAATCAAATTTCTTAGAAAACTCTTCTACTATGATCGGATCTTGAATTGTGACAGAACAACTTGGGTATTCCTTCGCATGCTCTTTATAGTTTTGTGTTTCTAAAAAATTAGCCAATTTCTTCAAATGTTCCGAATCTTTGATGGCTAAAGTTACCTGCAGCCTTTTATTTCTATCTATATGTCCATCAGCTGCTATGAATCCGGCCCAATAATAAGCTTCGGGGGTTTGCAGGAGAAGTTTGGAGGCATTCCCATTTCTATTTTGGGAATCTCTACGGAGACCTAACTTAACGGCCTGAATTTTTACTCCATTGTATGTCCTTTTTGGCAGCAAAGAAAGTAACGTTTCTGTAGATTCAGAAAAGTATTTTTGTTTCAAGACATTGTTTTCTTCTAAGCTCCAACGACAGCGAGATATTTTCATAATATTAAGATTGCCTCTGTTGCCAATCCGATGTAAAATATCTCATTTTCTCTACTCATTACATGATAGCTTATCTCGGATATCTTCGGCAAGTTTTTTCTGAACTCTTTTTACGTACTCTAGGTTCCTTGGTTTTCCTGGACTTTTCTTGCTTTCCATATAACTTCCCGCATTGTAAGCTGACGCCAACTGACACCAGTCTTCTGCTCCGTATCTTTCTTGTTGATATTTTAGATAAAGACTGGCGTACTTAGCATTCACTTCAGCCTTTCTTAGATCGGTTAGAGTGCCTTTGTAACCAAGCATCTCGGCGGTCTTAAGTTTTACCATGCAAATTCCCACACTAGGCGAGCCATGATCTTGTGCCACGTATGTTTGGGTAAAGTCGTTTGATTCGTATCCGCAGATTGCGTAGAGCAGCAGTCCCGATACCTTAGCAGCTTTCGCCGCAGAAAAAATGATTGAATAATAATTCATTCAATACCTCCAAAGACAATAATAGCGTACAATTAGTGGCTTTACAAGACTTTTAATCCGTAGTAATCTTATAGAGATAGATACAACTCAACATGATTGGTTAATTATATGAATTTATTGGAATTAAACGTTAAGACTTGTACTAATTGTAACGAATCAAAAGAAATACGTAGTTTTGGTAAGCACAGTAGGAATAGGGATGGATTAAATACAGAGTGTAAATCGTGTAACAGCACTAGAGTTTTGCTTTGGCAAAAACAAAATAAGGATAAAGCCAATAAAAAAGCCGCAAAATGGGTAGACAGCAATAAAGAAAAGCGAAAAGAGATATCTAAAAGGGATAACGATAAAAGAAAAACTGAAAAAATAAAGACAAGGCTGTTAAAAACATATGGAATAACATTTGAGCAATACAATCTTATGCTTACAGAACAAGAAGGTAAATGTAAGATCTGCAATAAGGAAGAAATCGGGACCGACAAAAGAAGCGGCAAAAAAACTTAATTTGGCTGTGGATCATTGTCATAAAACGGGCAAAGTAAGGGCGCTTCTTTGCGGAAGATGTAATAGAGCACTAGGACTTTTTCAGGACACTATATTGTTATTTGAGGAATCAATAAGGTATTTAAGAAAATATGAATATTAAGGCTGATTTTAGCACATATATTGATGGAAACGGACTGCTTGCCCCAGGCCCACAATCTCAACCCGCAATAGGCAGGGGAAGC